TTTGGCGTAGGCTTCGCCGATTTCGCCAGGAATATTGGCAAGAAGTGCTTTCCCTTCGGCCACCACATTCAACAAATCACCAAAGCGGCGGATCATCCACGCCACTACTTCATTGAAAAGCTGGCGAAGGCTTTCAAACGCCGCCTTCACGATGTTGATGGCATATAGAAGAATTTCCGTCATCACATTGGCCACCACTTCCAGCGCGGGGGCTACCGTGGCCAGTAAATCCTGCCCCACGCCACGCAGCACCAGCCCCAGGCGGCCAAAGGCATCCATCATGCCATCAATAGCGCCCGCCTGCGTTTGCGTGAGCGTCACGCCCAGCCTATCGGCTTCTTCCTGCATTTTACGCAAGCCATCGCCGCCCAGCTCCATCACTTGCAGCATTTCCGCGCCTGATTTACCCATCAGCGCCATTGCGATATTCACGCGCTCCGCTGGGTTTTCGATGCCCTGCATGGCTTCCGCTAAAACGGCAAATTGCTGATCAAGGGGCAGATCCTTGAATTTTGCGGCATCAATGCCAAGCTGGGCAAAGGTTTGGGTTAATTGCTTATTGCCGTTGGCGGCTTCCACGGAATTTTTTGCAAGCTGCTGCCAGGATCGGGCAATGCTTTCATTATCCACGCCCACTTCGCCCGCGATCAATGAATATTGCGAAAGCGATTCAGCACTTACTTTGAAACGCACCGAAAGATCGTTGATCTTTGAAGCCATATCGCCGATGTTTTTTAGCGCGGCAATTGAAAACGCGCCGGCGATCAGCCCACCAAATCCACCAAGTGCAGATTTTAAACTTCCAAAAGCGGATTTAAGCCCACCCACCTTGTTTTTTACGGAATCAAAGGCTTGGCCGGTTTTATCCTTTGCAAAAATATCAAAATTTAAACCGGCCATTTACTTCAACTCACTTTTTCTTCATTTTTTCAAGCACCCTGCCATAAGCAACCCAGCCAGCGAATTCTTCCGTGGTCATTTCAAGAATTTCTGGGATCCGCTTGCCCAATCGGTCTGCCAGGGCGTAAACCGTGAGCATTTGCGGATCCTCCGTTAGTTTTTTTCCGCTTCCTCCACCAATTCATCATCAGAAACACCGGCAATGTGCTGGGCAATACGCGCCACCACCGTAGCATCCACCGCACGCATCATTTCCGGCTTGTCCTCTTTGCTGAAAAGAAGGTTCCCATCTTTGTCTTTGGCTTTCATGATCAGCATTTCCACGCCCATTTCGATGGTGTTATTGGCGTGGCGGTTAAGCTTTACGCGCTCATTGAGGGTTAGAGGGGTGGAATAGATAATGAATTCCTCGCCTTCTTCTGCCCATTCCGGCACGCTGATGGTTTTAGGTTCATCCACTAGCCGCTTGAAATGGGATTTCGCGCGTTCGATTGCTTTCATAAAATTGCCCTATCGTTGGTTAAAATTAAACGGTTGCCTGCGTCAGTGCGCCGGTGCCTTTGAAAGTAAAGGAAGCCTCCACCAACCCATCGAGCGTGGCCTTGCGGGTGACGTTTGTCACAATCGCGGTGCCGGTAAATGACACATCGCCCGTGGTGTCGCCTTCGGGGAAAAACTTCACGGCAATCGAAGCGCCGGCATCCAGCGTTTCCTGCCCGTTGGTGTCGGTTTCATCCCAGAAGCATGAAACAGATCCTTCCCAGCCTTTCAGCGTGGATTCATGGGTGCGCCAGCCGCCGTTTGCGGTTGCGGTGTTGATGCTTGTGCTGTCCGTGGTTTCGCCAGTGGTTTCAAGCTGCCACTCCCTTACTTCCGCGATGATCGCGGGCGATGCGCCAACCTTCACCACGCCTTCTGTACCTTTATGAACTGGCATTTGGTTTTTCCTCCTAAGTCAAAATGGTTTCTGGATCATTTTCCGGCGTGTAATAAAGCGCCGCAAAATTCATGGAAACCACCGCAACCGGCTTTTCTGCCTCGCCAGTTAATTTGATTTCCGTGTCTGCTAAAAAAATATCCTCAACCAGTGCTTTCAGGGAGGTGTTATTATAAATCGCTTTTTCAATTTCGGTGCTGATCTTGTCCAGCCGGTCATCATAGCCCGCCGCCATTTTCACATAGCCTTCCACCATCACTTGCAAGCGGCGTTCAATGCGCCGCGCGGTACCAAATGTCGCTGGGTTACTGATTTCGCTGCGCGTAAACACCAGCACGCATGGCATTTCGTTATCGTTCATGGGATGCACGCGCGATGCGAAAGCGTTCTTTTTAGTGGTTGTTAGCCCTGTAACCGCCGCTAAAACTGCATCGCGGATCTGATCCCTAGCATGCGCCATCGTCTTTTTCTTCCAATATCAGGGTGGTGGTGCCTGTGCCATCGGGGTGAATACCCACAATGGTGTAATCTTTATTATTCACATGGATGGTTTCGCCATAAGCCGGATCAGGGATTTTTGAGGTTTCAAAAACCAGTTGTGGCTGGCTTCCCGCCACCGAAACTTCCCCGCCGGTAGCCGCAAAATAGGCGGCATCAAAAACGCCGATGGCTTTAATCGCCTTGCCGGCTTTGGGTGTGTAAGTAAATTCCACCCCAAAACCGGCAGTGTCGAAAAATATGGAAAAGTTTTCGGCAAAAGCCATTCATTATTTGCCTTTTTTACCGCTTTTTGCGGGCGCTTTGCTTTCTTCGCCCAGATCTGGATCTTCTTCCAGGCCATCTTCCACATCGGCTGGCTTTTCCTCTTTATCCGCGGCCTTTGGCTTTTCTGCATCCAGCGATTCAGCGCGGTTGAATTTAATAAGGTTTTTTGCATCGTTTTCTGGATAGTCCACGGTTTCGCCCGCTTCCAGATGTTCGCCATTCATGCCAACGCATGAAGAAATGATTTTAATTTTCATAATAAATTCCTTTGCTTGGTTATAAAAAACCAAAAAAAGGGCGGGTGTTTCCACCCGCCCCGTTTCTGATTAGAGTGCGTCCTTCATTGCAGCGAAGGATTCAGGGTGGCGCACGGCAATATCCACATCCTGCAACGCTACTACACGCAGCGTGCCGGCGGTTGAGCCGGTGGAAGGATCAATGATAAGATCCAAACCGCCCCACATGCCAATGATCAGATCCACGAAGTTACCGAAGATGATCGCCGAGCAAACGCCAGAGCTTGAACCTTTGGTAAGGTTGCTTGGCACCTGGTTGCTGATTACGCAGTTGTAACCATTCACAGGTGCAGCGCCATCGTTCCAGATAAATCCGTCACCGTAGGTGGCAACCTTCTGGATGGATTTGAAGCGGCCACGCTGTTTGCTGTTGGTGAGGTAAGCAAGGTTTCCAACATCGGCATTGGCGTTGGAAACTGCCGCTTCCAGGTCGATGATGTTCTGCCAGGTGACGTTTGCACCGTTGGTGCCACCCGCTACCGATCCGATGCTAGAAGTGTTCAGGATGCCGGTTGGCTGGTTGCTGCTGCCCGAACCGTTCACGCCGGCCGCATCAATGGCAAGCGCAAGCACGGTGGCAAGGTCGTTACGCACGAAGCGTTCCACGTCAATGCTGGACTGGTTCAGCAAGCGGCGGCTGATGTCGGTAAACGCGCCCACCGTTTTTGGCGAAAGCGTTACCTGATCGAATGCCTGCTGGCTTTCGGTAGGTGCTGCGTTTTCCGCTACCCAGTATGCGGTTGCGCCGCCGGTTTGGCGCGGGATCGCCACGTTACCTTGTAAATCCATCAGCATGGTAACGCCAAGCTTATCCAGTGCCATGCGGTTGCGAAGCACATCAATAAAGCTGCCGGAAAGCAGATCGGTTTGCACGGTATGGCCACCCGCTGTGGTGGTGCCCACGGTAAGATCGCGTTTCAACACTTCGTTTGGCACCATCAAGCCACGCGATTCCTTATTGTAGGATTTCGCGGTAGCGCGGCTAGCTTCAAACTCAAATGCAGCGGCTTCCTGCGCCTGGCGATCCGTTGGATTGGCAAGCGCCTTAATAGCACGCACGAAGCTGTAATTTTGCACTTCCTTATCGGTTAGGCCAGTGCCTTTATCGGTGCGCGAATTGTCGATTGGTTTTACAGCGCCGATGTTTTCCAGCACAAATGCGCGGAAATCTTCCACGCTTTTGTTGGTTGCCACGAATTCTTCCGCCTTGCCCTGCATGTTATGGCGGGTAGCAAGTGCGTTGATTTCGCGGATGCGAAGGTTTTCCGCCTGGCGGGCTTCCGCGCGGATTTTGTCGGCATCTACAGTGATGGCGGGCGTTGCGTTTGCGTTGGCCGCGCCGTTGTTTTCGGTTTTATCCATTGTTCGTTTCTCCAGTTGTTTAGGTTGATTGATGATTTCGATTTCCCATTTCGCGCCTTCGGATCGCCCGATTCCCACCGATTGATCTGCCGGAATTGAAACAAGAGAGATTTCTAAGGGTTCCCACTTCATGGCGCGGTAAATTGCGCCAGTGTTGTTTTCTTCCTCTAAAATCATTTGATGGATGCGGTAGCCAACGGAAATGTTGGTGCGAATGCCATCTTTAACATCCTGAAAATAGGCATCGGCTTGTGCGCCTTTCCCAAAGCGAACCACCGCGCGGCCAACGCGGTCTTTGCCAATTTCTGCGGATGTCACCACGCCGATCTGAATAGATGGATCGTGATCTGCTAACAGCGGTGCGCGGCCAGAATTGACCCAATCAAGCACTACGCTGCCTTTTCCGTGATCCAGTATTTCCACGCCAAAAAAGCGATCAACCGGCTGTTCACTCGAAAAGGAAAGTTCGATGGTGCGCTGTGTTTCGTCAATGGCACCAATATCGGCGGCGCGATACTGCACGCCCGTGGTTATTTTGCTATCAAGCTTGCGTTCCATTAGTATCACCCCCGTTTAAAATAGTATCAACGCCCTGCATGTCTGGGTTTCCAAGTGTCACGCCGTGCTTCTTTCTCAGTTTCCCTTCAAGCGATAATTGGGCATAAACATCTTCAATGTCCTGGCCTTGTTCGCTTGCTACATCCTGGGCACTGATGAAGCCGGCATTCACTGCTTCGATGTTGGATTTCACTTCTTTAAGCGGATCCACCCAACCCCAGCCACGCGCACGCCATATGGGTTTATTAAACTTCTCAAACTTAATAAGCGGGAGTGTGATTTTTTGTGTGGTGAGTGCCATCAGCAACCAATCTTCAAAAATTTCTTCAAGGAAATGTTCGATCATCCAGGTTTGCAAAAGCTTCCACAGTTCGCGTTCTTCCAGCACACCCTGCCGGATGGATGAAAAATTTACGCCTTCCAAATCGTTGGCCAGCGATACATAGGAAACGCCCAGGCCAGATGCAGCGCCGCGCAACATGGCTTTGATGAATGCGCCGAATCCAGCGGTGGGATGTTGAGGATCCCACGCTTCAAATTTTACACCGGCCGGCAATTGCTCAAACATGCCAGGGTTTGATTCTGTGATCAGGTTGCCTTCGCTATCTTCATCATCGCCCTGGTAGCCTTCGCCATCAGGTGAAGTGAAAAAGCCCATTTTTGCAGCCGCTACACCGGCGGCCACTACTTCATTTTCTTCATATACG